GCCAACATCACTCGGTTCTGCGCCTACGATCGCAAGCGTGACGATCCGGCATTCTCCGCTGCTTGGGACGATGCCTTTGATCGCGGCTACAACAAAGCGGAAGAGGAGGCGTGGCGCCGAGCGGTGACCGGAACGCCGCGTCAACTCTTCTTCAAAGGACGGCCGGTGACGGTGAAAGATCCCAAGACCAAGAAGCGGAAAGAAGTCACCGTGCTCGAGACCAGTGACACGCTGCTCATGTTCTTGATGAAGGGTCGCAAGCGCAACGTATTTGGCGACAAGACCGAGGTGGTGATGGCTGGCCACAAGCGGGAGAAGCAGCAGCTCACCGACGAAGAGCTTGACGCGCTGATCGCCGAAAGGCTGGGATCATGACGCACGCGGTGCTAGCACCTCCTCGCCTCGACAACCGCCCGCGTGGCAAGGGGTCCAAAGGCCCACGGAAGAAGAACCGCAAACCTAGCACCAGTGTCCACCAGTCACCCTCAGCGGCCCCGAAGGACCTTCAGGCTAAGGTTCTAACCCGGGAGGAGAAACTGGAGCTTCTGGACTGCATCAGTGAACGCGCTCGCCGGCACCTGGTGCCCTTCATGCAGTTCACGCGCAAGGGCTACAAAGCGGGGATGTTCCACAAGCAGCTTGGCGAGGCGCTGGAAAAGTTCCTCGATGACGTGGTGGCGGAGAAGTCACCGCGGTTGATCATCATGGCACCGCCTCGTCACGGCAAGAGTGAGGAAGCTTCGCGGTGCTTCCCCGCCTTTGCGCTGGGAAAGTATCCCGACCTGGACATCATTGCTACGAGCTACGCTAGTGATCTTGCCTCATCGATCAACCGTGACGTGCAGCGCATCATCGACTCGGAAGAGTACCGTGAGCTCTTTCCTGACACCACCCTGTGGGGCACGAACATCCGCACCGTGGCGGATGGTTCCTATCTGCGCAACAGTGACATCTTCGAGATCGTCGATCACAAGGGAATCTACAAGAGCGCCGGTGTTGGTGCCGGGGTCACCGGCCGTGGGGCGCGCGTCATCCTCGTTGATGACCCAATCAAAGATGCGCAGGAGGCCGGCAGCGAGACCATTCGCCAAGGCGTCTGGGACTGGTTCACGTCGACACTCTACACTCGCCTGATGCCCGGTGGTGGGATCATCATCATCATGACTCGGTGGCACGAGGATGACCTGGTGGGCCGAATCCTCGCGAACATGAAGATGGGCGGCGAGCAGTATCAGGTGCTTCGCTTCCCCGCCGTCGCGGAAGAGGATGAGTTCGATGAGGACAAGGTGCTGCTTCGCAAGAAGGGTGAGGCACTGCACCCTGAACGCTACCCGCTGAAAGCGCTGGAGCGCATCAAGCTGGGGACTTCCGACAAGCCGGGTGTGGGCTCGAAGGTGTGGGCTTCCCTGTATCAGCAGCGTCCGGCGGCGGCGGAAGGAAACCTCTTCAAGAAGGACAACTGGCAGTGGCACCGGTTGCAGAACAAGCGCTATTCCGAGATGACGCAGCGTGAGCGTCGGGCGTTGCACATCCAGCTGGACATCAACATGGTGACGCAGACGTGGGACACGGCTCTGGGCGTCAAGAAGCAGAATGATTACTCGGCGTGCGTCACTCTCGGCATCGCCAAGAGTCGCTTTTACATCCTGGACGTGTGGAAAGATCGCTTGCAGTTCCCCGATGTGAAGCGCCAGGTGGAGATGCTCTTCGACGCGTGGGCGGTGGTGAACAAGGTCAACGTCGAAGGTGGTGGCTCCGCGTCAGGCAAGGCCACCGTGCAGGCGGTGAGTCGCGATTCTCGTGTGCCGATCTTTGAAGTCATCCACGCGACGGACAAGGTGCTGCGTGCTGACACCATCACGCCGTATCACGAAGGCAAGATGATCTACTTCCTCGAAGGTCCCAACGGGGAGAAGGAAGAGTGGCAGTCCGACTTCATCGATCAGTGCAGCAACTTTCCCAACGCGAAGCACGACGATGACGTGGATGCCTTCATCGGTGCGATGGAAGACGCGACTGGCGGAGAGGGACCGATCGAGATCAGTGATGAGCTGCTGGCCCTGGCCATGAATGGTGAGCTATGATCGACGTGCGCGGCAGCATCGTGATCGGGTCTGATGAGGACTTTGCGCTGAGCATGACGCTCGATGAGCATGCGAATCAGTACACCGGCAAGGAGCTTGGTGACAATGCATATCGCTCTTCCATCAAGGCAGCGCAAAGTGATAAGCATGAAGATCATCGTCAGGCGGGCAAAGATCACCGTGCGGCACAGATGCAGTACAAGAAAGAGAACAACGTCTCGAAGATGTATGAGCACGCCCATCGTGCGGATTACCACGAGGAGAAGTCATGACCTTCAACCCAGCCAAGTGGATCCGCAACTGGCGCAACGAGCGTGAGCTTGAGCATCGCCGTGAGCGTGATCGCCACGAGCTGGTGGAGACGCAGGAAGAGTACGCGAAGAAGCTGCTCAACATCGATGATGGTGCACTCGCGATGGCTATGATCCAGCGAGGTCAGAACGCCTTCTTGGAGCTGCCGAAACCGAAGTTCAGCCTGCATCCCTACACCCCACCTTTCAAGAACGTCGCCCCTGCCGATCACATCCTCGCGATGGACGAGTCCTACAACAGCATGATCGGCCCGAGGCCTCATAGTCGCACCGGGATGTTCGCCGGCACGGGTGGCTTTCCTGGTTTCCCCTACCTCACCGAGCTGCTGCAAATCAACGAGTATCGGGACATCACCGACTGCACCGTCGATGAGATGACTCGCAAGTGGATTGAGCACAAGTCATCGGCGAACAAGGACCGCACCGACGTCATCAAGCAGCTTGATACGTGGTATAAGGATAAGCACGTCAAGGAGTGGTTCAACTGGGCGGGGAAGTTCGAAGGCTACATGGGTCGCTCACAGCTCTTCACCGACTTCGGTGATGAAGATGAGGAGCTTGTCACTCCTCTCGCGCTGGACCCAAGCAAGATCAGGAAGGGTTCTTTCAAGCGGTTCAAAGGCATCGAGCCGATTACCACCTACCCTGCGGAGTATAATGCCAGTGATCCGCTGGATCCGTGCTACTACGTCATCGAGTCGTGGTTCGTGTACAGCAAGAAAGTTCACTCGAGCCGGCTGTTGGAGTTCAACTCGCGGCCACTGCCCGATCTGCTTAAGCCGGTGTTCAACTTCAGCGGTATGTCGCTCAGCCAGTTAGCTCAGCCGTACATCGACTACTGGCTCAGTAGTCGGGACAGCGCTGGACGTCTGTTGCGCAACTTCTCTACGGCGACACTCAAGACGAATATGAATGGCATCCTGCAGGGGCAGAACTATGAGAGCTTCAAGAAGCGTCTCATGTTCTTCACCGCGATGCAGCAGAATAACGGCGTGTTCATGCTCGATAAGTTGGAAGAGTTCGGTAAGGAGAACACACCACTCTCTGGCGTCAAGGATTTAGTATCCCAGGCCCAGGAGCACATGGCAACCGTCGCTAAGGTGCCGCTGTCCGTCATGTTTGGCTTGTCGCCCTCGGGACTTACCACCACGGCTGAGTCAGATATCACCATCTACAACAACCGTGTCAATGCCCGCCAGGAGGCGATGTTCCGTCAGCCGCTCGAGGCTGTGGATAAGATCGCCATGCTGGATCTGTTCGGGGAGATCTACGACGACATCACCTTCGACTTCGTGGACCTCGTCTCGATGAATGGCAAGGAGCAGGCTCTCATTCGTAAGTCGGATGGCGAGACCGATGCCGCTTACATCACCGCTGGCGTGGTTGAGCCTGAAGAAGTTCGTGCGAAGATCGCCGCCGACCCGGACAGCGGCTACAACAACCTTGATCCGAACAAGAAGATCACTCCGCCCGCGCAGCAAGAACCGCCCAAGGGTGGCAGCGCTTCATCGAAGATGGGCAGCAAGCCTGGGCAGAGTGGCGCCCCCGACCCGGACATGCAGCAGGCAGAGAACTCCAATGACTCAGTGAACCCGCTGCTCCAGGATGCGGCCAGGATGACGATGGATGAAGCCACACGGCTGGCCGGTGATACCGCCCTGTGGCCGGGAAACCAGCACACGGGAACGCTGAATGACGGTGATCCCTCTGTCAATGCGATGAAGCACACGGCCGTTGCGCAGAAGGCTACGAACGTGGCAAACACGGTCGGCACCAAGGCGTCTCACGAGAAAGCATTCAAGGCTCACGATCGCGCGTGCAAGGCTCACCAGCTTGCATTGGCTACCGCGGACAAAACCAACAAGCGAGTGCACAAGGCTTACATCGACGCTCACGAGACGGCGATGGGACTGCATCAGATGGAGTCCGCACCTCAGCCTGAAGAAGTGGAGGACTGAGATGAACGACCTCGACACTCTCCGCTTCTATCGCTATCAGGTGCAGCCACTATTGATTCATCTCTACCTGGAAGCGAAGCTTGAAGCACCATCTACTTTCGATCACAAGATTGAGGGACCGCGTTTAGTCGCCACTCTTCGTGAACAAGGATTCTCGATGAACTTTCCGATCGAAGACATCGTGCCAACCAAGAATGCCAAGGAGAATAAACCATGAGTAACCCGCCCCCGATCGCTTACGCATCCGCCAACGGCCAGTCCACCAACACGCTTTGGAGCTACTCCGCCTCGCCGGTCATGGCGTCAGGGATGAGTCCCGTGATGTCACTGATTGCCCAGGGGTCAGGCGTCGGAGTCAGCCAGGCAGGCAGCAATCTGCTGGTCACCACGGGGACGAACACCAACGCGGAGTTCCTCGCTGTCAGCAACGCTTCGTGGCTTGGTCCGCTGAACCTGCGCTACCAGCTCACCGCCTCGCAGCGCATCGCCAATGCCAACTTCATGGTGCTGCTCGCCGATCTCATCGAGCAGAACGCGCCTTGTTCGGTGCTCAGTGCCACCAGTATCTCCGTGCTGGTTCCTGGTCATGGACTGTCATCGCTCAACGTGGGACAGTCGATGATGGTGGGTGGGATCATCGGAATCGCCGGGGCTGTGCCCGGACGCTACGCTATCGCATCCATCCCCGACGCAAACCACATCAACTTCACCGTCGCCTCGTGGCCCACGACCGGCAGTGGCACCGTGACGCTGTTCGGCTGGAACTTCATCCAGGCTCTCTACAACGGCGTCACCGCCACCAGCGTTGCGTTCGACAGCCAGCAGAATGGGTGGAACTCCGGCCAGTCGGCACTCACCATCAACACCACCGCGGCACCTGGACACCTAGGACAGATCACCCATGACGGTCTGGATGCTTACTACTCCGACATGCTGGCCGCCACTACCGCTGCCCCCGCCGCTACCACGCGTGGTAGTCGAGTGATCAACGTTCCGGATAACGGGACTCAGCTTTGTTTGTTCTTGTGGAGTTACAACGGGTCTACCGCGCCGGCCAGCACCACCACGTGGACTCTCGGTGCGGCGGTCGTGGAGGTGATGGCGAATGTCCCGAACTACCTCGCCGGCATCAAGCTGTCCGGTCAGCAGGCGGCGCTTCCTGCTTCGATCACCGGGAACAACACTCCGACGCTTGGTGCTGGGACCGCGCTGGCAGGCGACGTGGGAATCGAGTATCGCGCCAACAACACCGGCGCCGCTACTTCTGCGCCGATCATGTCGCCCGCCGTTCCCATCGGCGGAAGTATCAAGAGTGGTTCAGGACGTATCGTCGGGTTCTGCTTGACGAACCTGTCTACTGGAACGCGATCGGTGAAGATCTACAACGCCATCACGGTTACCATGGGGACTACCGCGGCGCTCTTCGAGATCGACATCCCAACGCTTCAGACGGTGCAGTTCCATCAGGAGGGGGTATCGGTTTCAGCACCGGCATCATGTGGGCGGTGACCTCTGGCATCGGTCTTACCGACAACACCACTACCAGTCTCGCTGCGAACGATGTGACTGGCTTCATCGACTACCTGTAGGTCATCTAAGGAGC